GTATCATTGGGGTGACGATTGGTTGTTTTGGTTTGTTCAAACTTAAATTACCCTCATCTCTACTACATTTACAACTGGTAGAAAAACTGGACTTGGTTGGGTCGTTGGATTACGATTCGAATCATGGCTGCGGACGGTTTAGACGTGCGAGGTGCTCTTAAGGAGGTGCTCGGCGATAACTTTACCGAATCTCAGCTCGACAATCTCTTCTCGGAACTTAACAGGAACCCTGAGTCTAAACTGACCAGGACGGCTGATAAGATTCTTGAGGAGAGATTGAAAAAATTGACTTATGAACGCGAGTCAAGGAACAAGAAGACGATCTGGCAAAACTTGACCGTTGATGAAAGGGACTTGCTCAGAGGGATTTTTCCGGAGTATGATCTGGAATTTAGGCTCAGAGTAAATGCTTCTCACGGTTTTGCGGCCGCCAGTCGTAAGCTTGAAACCTTCGTCCTGTTGGACAAGATGGAGGTTAATTCTGACACTCGCATCATTGATTTTGGCGCCAATTGGTACAACCATATGGTGAATGGTAGGAAGAATGTTCATTCTTGTTGCCCCATCATTGATGACAGAGATGGTTCTCGTGAGACTGATCGTCTTTTGAGGACAAAAACCCACATTACGAAGATGAAGAGGGATGTTGAGGATTTCAAGTTTTTGAAGAATACCGCTAAGGAAAAACAGAAACGAAAAATGCTCGATGTTGCTTATAAGTTTGCTGAAGATGTGGAAGGTGGTAAGGAACAATTGGTTTGCCACAATAAGGCCGAGAACTGTTATGTTAAGGCCGATTATGCCATGGGGATTCATTCCTCGTATGATATGCCAATAGAGCAGCTTGTCAGGGCTCTCGAAGCGCATGATGTGAAAAAATTTTTGGGAACGATGATTTTCAGTCCCTTAATTTTTGTACACGATGAAGGAACGTTGGACGGCTTGAAAGCCCATTGGTCGGTTGATCGCAAGAACAATCGCATTAAGTTCACGTTTAAAGATGATTATTCGAATGGTTATGAGCATGACTATTCGTCATACCTCACTTACTTCAGGAAAGGAGTGATTGAGGGTTCGAAGCATCGCTTTTATTTAGAGATGTTAGAAAATAGAGCAGGTATCCAATTCTTCTCTTTGATTCGCAGTGTGAGGAAAGCGGACACGAGGACGAGAACCAATGTTTTTAGGAACTTTTGGTTACCGCAAAATTACGACATGGTGGCGGTTAAGGTCTTCGACTATGAGACTAAACCCAAACCTGGTCCCAACGAGCTTTTCTCTCGGGTGGTTTACTACCCGAAGGAGCTTGTTGAGAAGGCGAGATCTTATTCATTTAAGCTTGCCGACAAGGCGACGTTCAAGGACGTCTATGGTTACCTTGATTCGATCAATCAGAGAGTTTTGCTTAACGGCGAGAACTTTGGTGTTCCAAGAAAGGCAACTATGGAAGACCTGAAAGATTTGGCGATTGTTGTGTTTTTACGCGCGACATTTGATTATCACTACTCAGGTCAGATTATGGACAGATTGAATTCGGCCGAAAGGACAAAAAATTCAATCAAACGGGACACTCTGG